TTGATATAATTATATTATAGTATAAACCTCTAAGTAAAAAATAAAAAATGCAAACTAAAATTACATTAGTGGTACTATCATCATTTTGTACATATCTGTGTACATATTTCTTAAATTTATCAATGGATAATATGGAACAATACTTAGCTGTGGTATCTGTATTGTGGTTAGACGGCATATTTGGAATATGGGCAGGTGTAAAAAGAGAAGGCTTTAAAACATATAAAGCACTTAAAATAATTAGAAATACAGCTGTGTGGGTTGCTATACTTACTGTAACACTTACTGTAGAAAAAGGATTTACAGGAACATCTTGGTTATCAGAGGTAGTTATGGTACCTTTTATATCACTTCAGTTAATGAGTGCTCTTAAAAACGCTTCTATGGCAGGTTTAATAAAAGCTGATCAACTTAATAAGATTTTAGATATGATTGATAATCATAAAGGATTAAGAAAATAAAAAGGGGCCAAATAATATGACCCCTCTTTTATAAAGCTTATCCTTCACAGGATGAACATTCTAAAATATTACGTGCAAAATCTTGAGCCGAACTTTTACTAAACTGATAGTATAATGTTTTAATTCCTTCTTCCCATGCATATAAATACAACTGATTAATTTGCTTAGCAGATACAGATGGATCAATCATTAAATTTAATGACTGTGATTGATCAATATACTTCTGTCTTTGTGCAGCTTGTAATACTATTTCTTTAGGAGAAATTTCAACAAAAGATTTAAATACTTCTTTAGTGGGAAAGTCTAGATGTTGTACGCTACCATCTTTTTGTAAAATAGACTTCCAGATTTTATCTGTATTTAAACCATGCTTTTCAAGTTCTTTTTCTAAGAATGGGTTTCTATATATAGTTTTAGATTTAGCCAGATCTTTAATGAAATAGTTAGACTTAATAGGTTCTATACCCATAGACACAGCACCATGTATAAATGAACTAGACTTAGTAGGTGCAACAGCAATAAGAGTGGTGTTAGCATATCCTTCTCTAAGACATGTGTAGTTATACTGATTATGTAATTCTCTTGAGGCAATCTCACTTCTATCTTTAAGCGTTCTAAAGATTTCACTGTTTAGTCCTTTAGCTCTTAAAGAATCAAATTCAAGAAGCTTAGACTGCAGCAATGAATGATAACCTAAAACACCAAGACCAATTGCTCTATGCTTTTCAGCAAAGTTATAAGCTCTCTTCATACCTGGCATAGTCTCAGACTTAATAATAAATTCATCCATCACTGCATTTAAGAAGTATACGTATGTTTCAATTGCGTCAGTTTCTTTTATTTCATCCCAGTGCAATAGATTAATAGAGCCAAGGCAACATACAAAAGAGTTATAACTATCTGTTGGTAGTTGAATTTCAGAACAAAGATTAGATGCTGTAATTTCCATACCAAGTTCTTTGTAAGGAGAATTGTTATTAGAGTTGTCTTTAAACATAATATAAGGAAAACCAAATTCACTTCTGTTTTGAATAATCTTAGCCCATATTTTACGCTTAGTTTTATCTCCCTCTTTCATTTCTTGCATCCATTGGTCACTAACTGTAATTCCATACTGTAAATTTTGTATAGGATTACCTTCTGTACCAATGTCTAAAAACTCTAAAATGTCTGCATGTTCAACAGGTAAGTATACTGCACAAGCACCACGTCTAGCTTCAGACTGTTTGCACACATCTACTACTGTATCATATATTTTAGCATAATGCACTGGGCCATCAGCAAGTCCTCCCGTTGATATTTCTGACCCTCTTGATCTGATGTTGCCTAAAAAAGCACTTGTGCCTCCGCCATATTTACTCATCATTCCAATTTCACGTCCTGCATTTAAAATGCTATCTAAGTTATCATCAACGTTAGATCCATAGCAACTAATAGGCAAACCTTTTTGTTTACCAAAATTTATCCATACAGGGGTGGATAAAGAATAAAATCCCCTTGACATGTAATCTTCAAACTTTTCAGCAAAGCCCTTAATGTTTAGATATTTTTCAGCTTTAATAGCAATATCTTTAATTCTTTGCTCAGGTGATTCTGATATGTAACCTCTTGATAGGAATGTACGACTATTTTCATTTAGCCAATAGTATTTTTTATATATCATATTCTTTCATATTATATTTAATTTATTTACACACAAGAGTAAAGAAATATTTTAATGACTTTGACTGACCAAATGATTCACCTTCAATAATAACTTTTACTTTTTCTTTGTTGTTATTGTTTATAAGATTACTAAATTTAATATAGTTTTCATTTGCAAAATACAGACCTCCGCTTTCAGAAGCCATGCAGTCATATGTTTCAATATCACCGTTTTGTCTTTTGACTTTAATTAACCCAAATATAGTTCTATACCCAATAGTTACATTAGGTAAAGAAGAGTACTCATATAAGTTAATTTTTGCTGCTCCTCCGTAATCTACTACTTTTACAATAAGACTTGCACCACTCTGTGCTGAATTATTAAATTTACCTTCAAAATATCCAACTTTTACTTTATCTCCTGTTGGATCTCCAAATTCATCTACAACTTCTGAAATTTCCCAATCACCATACGCTATATCTTGCGCATTGATATTAATAACTGTAATAGAAGCTAATAATAATAATAATAATGTTTTCATAATAATAATATTTAATAGTTAGTTTTTAAAATAGATCATCTTCTGTGATGCTCTTACTCTTTTTATTGTAGTCAACGCTTTTCTTGTAGAAAAAATCTCCTTCTTTTGTTCCAGTTATCTCTATGTCAAACCATTCTACAGACCTTAGCAGATTTTCATCAACTTCAAATATTGGTTTCATTCCTATCTTTTCTAAAGAGTTATTAAATCTGTTTTTTATAAAGTGTTGTATTGTATTCTTAGGTAAAAAGTTAAGTTCACCTTTTTCAAAAATCCAATCTAGTATTCCACACTCAGCTATATAAGCCTTTTTACATGCTGAGTCAATTAAATCTTCAAACTCTACATCAAACCACTCAGGATTTTCCTTCTTTATGATATTAATAATCTCAGCTCCAAAGTTACCATGTATCTCTTCTTCTTTACTAGTAGCCTCAACAACATTAGATATACCTTTGAATAGGTTCTTTTCTTTATTAAAGCTCATCATAATCAGAAACTGACTGAATAGACTTACATGTTCTATAAATAAAGAAAACAAAAGTACAGACTTTGTATACATCTTATTATCTCTAGAGCGTGTACCATCTAGATATTTTTTTAAATACTTAAGTCTACCTTCTATTGCAGGTACTTCAATAACTGATTGAAATTCTTTTTCTAATCCTAAGATTCTTAGTAGTTTAGCATATGCATCTTTATGTCTTACTTCAGATTCAGCAAATGTAAATCCTACATCACCAACTTCAGTGATAGGCATCCTTTTATATAAGTCACCCCAGAAAGTCTTTACGTTAACCTCTATCTGAGCAATTGCTAGCATAGTCTTTTTAATAACATCTCTTTCAGCTGGTGTAATAGTTACTTTAAAATCTTGTATATCTTCAGTAAAATTAAATTCTGTATCTATCCAATAAGAATGTCTAATTGCATCTTTATATGCTAACAGCTGCGGATATTCATAAGGAAGTATGTTTACTCTAGGTAAGAAAATGTTTTTATTCATATTTTTTTTATTATTGAGGATTAAAAAGCCACATCTTTGAATAAAAAGTGTGGCCGTTAAGTAATATAATTTACTAAAAATTACCGATATAGTAAAGGTTATGGCTTTATTTATTAGATATATGCATATATATAACATATAATATTTTATATATTAGCTATAGCAAACTTATCAAAGATAATATTATTATGTCTTAATCAGTTGTTTAAGTGATGCAAAATTTGTATATTATTATTATAACAGTTTAAATATATATTATGCTTAAAAGAATAGTAAATGTCATTTGGACATATAGTTTACAAGATATTTGGAGATCTCTATGGTCTAAAACCGTGGTAGATGAAAAAGCTCAAGAAGTACTTGCAGAAATAGTAAAAAGGTATAAGCTCACTGCGCAAGAATTAAATGATGTAAGCAAAGCAATCAAAGAAGTAGGTAGTCAATTAGGGCATGTACCTAAAGCAGTTGCTGGTAAAACCAGAAAAAGAAAAGCTAAAGAGCCTAAATAATGAGAACTATTTGTTTATTAATTCAATGGATATCAAGAAACAAAGTTTGTTTAGGTTATTGTCGTAAAGGACTTTGCTGTAAAACCAAAAGTAAAATATAATGGAAGAGGATTGGAAATTAGAGATAGCATTTCATTGGCCACATGATAGACTAGCTTTAGGTTGGGATATTATAATGCCAGATGAAGAATATAAATATTCAACAGTAAAACTTTATATGTTATTTATTACTGTTACAATAGACTTTTAAATTAAATTAATATGGGTAAAGGACGTACTATATTACCAAACCAGAAATTAACAAGGCAAAAAAGTAAACTTTTAATGAGGTCAGGTGGTGAACTAGATGATATGATGCTGGGTTCTGTTGTTGAAAAAATGCGTAAAGGTGGTAATGCTGAAAGAATAGTAAAAGTTAAGAAAGGCAAAGATAAAAAGCAAAAGTATAAGTTAGGTGGGTGGACTCATTCTGATTAAAATTTTTTAAATTATGAGTGATAAACCTAAAAAAAAGTTTAGAAATACCAGAGTAGGTAAGTTTTTAACAAAAAAACTACCTGCTGTACTTGGTATTGCAGGTGATATTTTACCTGACGCAGGCTTATTAAACAAGATTAAATCTTTAATAGAAAAAGAACCAACTTTATCTAAAGAAGATAAAGAGCATGCATTGATGCTTATAGAAATGGATAAGATTGAAATGCAAGAAGTAAGTAAACGCTGGGCATCAGATATGCAAAGTGATTCTTACCTTAGTAAAAATACAAGACCCATGACATTAATATTTTTAACTGTATCATTAGTTATATTTATTTTGTTAGATGGTTTTAAGATAGACTTCTCTATAGATCCTAGTTGGGTTGATTTATTAAAATCACTCCTAATAACGGTTTATATAGCATATTTTGGATCAAGAGGAGCGGAAAAGTTTAAAGCAATTAGTAAAAATTAAAATTAAAAAAGTTATGTACAAGAAAAAAATGAAAGCTGGAGGTGGATTTACTTATGGCGCAGGAGATGGAGATATGACTCCACAAAAATCAGGAATGGAAATGATGGCTAAAGGTGGCGGATTAATGGGTTTCATGAAAGGAGGCTCAGTGCTTGATCCTATGATGAAGAAAAAATATGGTGGAAACAAAGGTGATATGAGAAGATCTGCTAAAAGAGATTATTAATATTATTAAATAGATAGTTATGAAAAAATCTAAAAAAACAGCATCTTTTCCAACACAAGGAGCAAGATACAAGATAGAAACAACTAATGGTTATTTTGATCCAACATCTATACCGGCTAAAATTCAAGCAAAAAAGAATGCAAAAGCTGTAGCTACTAGGATCAGATTAGCAGCTCAAGGTTTTGATGCTAAACGTGTATCTACAAAGTCTACTGAGCCAGTACAATCAGAGGCATTTAAAAAAGGTTATTGTAAATAGTAAAATTATGGCACTCTTAACACCTCAGAAGATATTACAGTCAGGTTTAGTTCCTACGACAGTAACTCCAGAAGCAACTGGTGATCAAATAAATAATACAGGCAGAGAATTTTTTTATGTAAAGAATGAAGGCACTGTATCACTAACTGCGACTGTAATACCTGTAGTTACTACAGTTATAAATCAATCATTTGGTAAGCTAAAAAAAGAAAATGCTGTGTTAAGTTTAGCTGTAGGCGAAGATGGTTTTTTAGGTCCTTTTGAAGTTGATGCTTTTAATGATGGTTTAGGTAGAATAACAATAACTTGTTCTGTTCAAAGTAATATCAAATTGTCAGTATTATTTGCATAAATAAATAAAAAATGAGTATTTATATACAAGAAGTATTAGGTTTATTAAACAGAGATAAAAAGGTAGATAAACTAGATCCTATAAGAGATCACATAGAATTTGGCAGATTATATAAAGATAGCACAATTAATACTGCTTCTTCATATATTCCTAAAATGGAACCGCTTATAATTAAATGGGGTGATTTTCTATGTGAAGCAACAAAAGGGTTAACTAGTACTAAAACTGGTTCTGGGAATGTTGGCTTTTTACCTGTATATACTACTCCTGCTGATGAAGGTTGTTCTATCGCTACACTTATAGATTCCATTGTAACACAAAATACTATAGGAGATACTATAACTATAGGAGGGAATCTTATAGTAACAGGTAATGTAGTACACGGTACTGATGTAGTAGGTGTACCAGCTCAAACAACAACTATAAATTCTAATCTTAAACTAGAAGGCCCTGTATATGACTCTCAAGGTACAATAGGTCAGTCAAATAAGATACTAGCAGGTTTAGCGGACGGTAGAACTATATGGAGTGATGGTGGTTTTCTTGTTCCTACTGTTGGTTTTGATACTTTACCAATGAGTGAAACTGCAAACTGGGATCAGTCTTCAGGTTTTAGAAATGCTTTTATAAATTTAAATGATACATCTGTAGCTTATAGAGTTATACAAGGTATGACTCCATTATCAGATGGTATGACGGGTGTTGTAATTGCAGAAAATACAAAAACTGGATCTGATCTTGCTGATGGAGCAATAAGATTTAACAATTGGACTAATGGTGCAAGAACTGTAACTAATAAAGTATCATGGTTTGAACCTACAATTCCACAGTTAGGATATAATACAAGCAGTCTAAAGTTTGGTGAGTCAATAAAAATAAAATATCATTACTATGATGCTGACTCAACTAATTCTGTTTTATATTGGGAATCTTGTTGTAAATTATACTCATCAAATACATGTCCAACAACAACGGGTGCAACATATACTATAGACGAAGAAGGATCTTTAACTAATTCAATGACTGCAGTTGATGATGGATATGGAGGATATGGTTTAACATTTAGTATAGTTGGTGGAGATCCTGCTAATGGAACATTTTTATTTGATACAGGTACTGGAGTATTTACATTTACTCCAGATGCTAATTGGTATGGAACAACAAGCTTTCAATTTCAAGTTACAGATGGGTACTGTAATTCTAATATATCTACAATACTAATAGTTGTAAATAATATTGTAGATCCACCGTTATGGACATCAACAGATCCCGTAACTTTAAATACTTACCCTAATCTAACAGGTAATGATGTATGGACATATAACTGGACTACAAGTGATCCAGATACAGCTTGTAATGATTTAACTTATGTTATAACAGTAGACGGAGTTGAAATATATCCAGCTGCAGGTTCTAGTTGGTTAACTTTTACAGATAATGGTGATTGTACAGGAACGTTAAGCGGTTCATATCCATCTACAGGAGGTAATTTTACGGTTCAAATGATTGTTAATGATCCAGATGGAGGGTCTGATACACAGTCATTCACAATCGGTGGATTAGCTGTAACTCAAAATACATATTTTGTTAGTTGGCAAGATAGTTCTGGTTCTATGAGTAACACTATACAAGCAACTTCTCAAATATCAAGCGTTCCAGTTTTCTATTGTAAAGGTCAAATTCTTGCTGGTTCAGAAATTAGAGCAACTAGAGATCAAGATCCAAATATTGAATATGGTTTAGTAAATGATATTAATAATATAGTCTATTATGCTAACCTTTTGGTAAGAGAAGATATGTTATTTACTTATCCAGGAATACCAGCAAATATATTTATAGATACTATAACTAACAGTACCAATTTTTCTCGTATAATAAGTCTTAAAGATATAAATGGGAATCCTTATAATCATGGATTAACTCCCTCAAGTACCCTTGTTAATTTTGAGTTTAGCTTAACTGACTCCATGAAAATTGCAGATTATCAAAATTCAAATAATCTTAGAAATTTATTGCAAGATTATTATGCTACAGGAGGTACATATTCAGACGGTAATACAAATTCAGCTACAAATGGTAGCGATATGTATGATAGTCATATTATATGGGGGCATTCAGAAGAAGAAAGGCAAATTCAAATGATGTCTAATAAAGGACTTGGAAGTACTACAGGTCCTACAGGTACTTTTCCTAATGCAGATAAAGTAGTCTTTCTTGCTTTTGGTGATGAGTCAGATATTAGTGCTGGATATCAACTTAATAATGTATATACGGGAGCTGGGTCTTGGTCAGATAGAGCAAATACAGTTGTTCAAAACATTGAAGATGATGTTATAGGGTTAAGAGATTATATAAGTACTATAGAAACAACAGCAGGAAATAACTCTATATATAGATCTACTTTCTTTCAACCTAACCCACCTAATGCTGGTAGTTTAGAACCATTAGTTAGTAATGTAGGTGGTCTTTTACAGTATGGTATAAATGGTTCAGTATTTACACCTCCTGCAGCTTCAGCTTATACTAATGCAGCATTTCAAGATATGGTTGATTATGCAACAAATGGACCTATAAGAGTTAAATATAGAAGTGGATTATCAGATGTAAATGCTCAAAGCTATTGGTATAATCAAATTAAAGCTGCTCTTTTAGATCATGGGTTTATGGTATAACATATGAATTTAAAAAATATAATAATAGCATTAATATTATGCATACCCTTTATATCTTCATCTCAGCTTAATAAAAATATATGGCAAGCATCTACATTTCAGTTTTTCTCTGGAGCTGCTGATGGGGCCAATCAAGCTTATCTTTTTCATTATAGTAATAGTGGATTATTTAAACAATGGGGTATTAGACCAAACGAAGAAGCATGGAAAAATAAGTGGGTTGTAGATCCAAATGGTCAAGTTAGAGTAGGAACAGAACGATTTTGGTTATCTAGTAGGTCTTTAGTTTTTTTGACTGACTTTCATCATGCTACAAGATTTGTAAAGCATAGACTTGATGAAGGCACTACTTTAACATATGCTTTTGGTCATGGTATTAAAAAGAAAAAGTGGTATTGGTACGTAGCCGATTTTAGCATAATGTTTACTGCTAGATCTATTGGTTTTTATTCTACTTACAATTTAATATTTAAATAGATTTTTCTTTTTCTAGTTCTTTTTGCAAACATGCAAGTGCACGCCATGCAACTTTAGCAGTGTGACGTATACCATCATTATCAATTGTACCTGCATCAATAAGATGTCTAGCTAATGCATCAAAGTCATCAGTAGACTTATTACGATCCCAATGTAGCGGTTTATCAGGGTGATGTTGAATGTTTCCTTGTAATGAAACTCTTGATATTTCCATAATAGCATCTGGAAAGTATCTTAATACACCAGTAAACACAGGTGTATTTTTTCTATCTTTTGCATTTTTTAAATCATTTATAAAGTGCCATTCTTTTTCAATCATTCTACTTTTTTTCATCAATTAAATATTTATATATAACTCAGGAAGCCAGAGCCTAACTATAAAAATTAGACTCCGGTTGGTTATCTTCCTTCATTTAAGTTATTAGTACTAGCTATATATAAGCATAGTACTGCTAAAAATGCTATAATTAATATTTTCATATAAATAAATGAGAATATGAATTATTTTGATTAATTACTTCATCAACTTCAATAATACTATTGCTTTTTTTAGATGCTATATTAGAATTTACAATAGGTAATTCTTTTATATTTACATTATTAATATTTATTACATTACTCATAATAAAGTCATGAAAGTTTTGAGATGATTGAAGCCAATTTCTAGGGTGAGCTTTCTTTAATGCGTAAGTTACATTATTATAAAATGCCCAGCAATTATTTTGTTCAACACCATAATAGTAAGAAGGCTTACTTAGCTCATTCTTAATCATTGTCATTTGCTGTGTATCAAGAGTTTCTTCTTCAATAAACAATCTCCCTGTTAATTCAGCTTGTTGCTTTATTGTTAAACTGCATGACTTCATTGAATCACGATCATTTATAATACGTGTGTAGTAATATTCTGCATTTTTTATTTGATCACTAATATGCATTGAGACTTCCATATTAGCAGCTCCTGTATGTTTACGCTTCCAATTCATCATATCACCTGCAATCATGCCATTGCTGCATACTTTTACATATGCGCCAATTGCACATTGAAAGCGTGTACTTTTGTCATATGAATTTGTCCAAGCAAACATCATCCCTAATTCATGCTCATTGGATATTTTATCATTTTTAGTTCTGCTGTTGTATATATGATATATACCTTGAGCAACGTTTGCATTCATACTAGCTCTGTATATTTCATTTTTAACTGTAAAACCACTCTTTCTTAAAAGAGATAAAGTTTTTTCTATCACTGATTTATGTGATACTACTGTATAGCTTTCACCATGATTTGGTAAAGGCGCATTTTCTAAATATGATTTAGTAACGTCTTTTGGTTTTATGTAACCCATAATTATAAACTTTTAAAGTGTAAATATAATAAATTAATCTGACACAGCAAATTAAAATATATATCTTATTGTATTTAAAGGAAAGTATTTACTGTATATCTCTTTAAATTCTCTTAATAATCTGCTTTTATGTATCAGAGGATATCTCATGACACCGCTTTGATTCTTTACTTCTGAACTATACTTCATCATATCCTGAGCTTCTATTGATGCTTTGGCCATTTGATTAGTATGATTGGTTAAAGCAATAACTTCACATTTATTTATACCTGCATGTTCTTTTACTTGTATAAATAGTTTATCATACTCTTCTTTCCAACCAGGATAAAAGACTAAAGGACTATAATTAATATGAACTTCCCAGCCCAACTCTTTAAGCCGGTTAACATCAGCTATGCGGCTTTCTATCTTTTGCATCTTAGGTTCTAATATATTAGAATACTTTTGAGGCATAAGACTAACACGAACTCTTGGGGACTTGTTGAACTTTTTTACATCAAGTTTCAACAATCCGGGATACTTAGTAGCCATAGTACTATTAAGCTGAGGATGATCATCATAGCGTTTAAGATAATCAATCAAAGGTTCAGGCATATGTTTTTGCATTAGAACTAAATCTGAATTGCATGCTACATCTACCATAGTATATATAGGGTCTTGTTGATCAGGTTCTTTATAGTAAGATTTTTCCCAATTAACTACAGACTGGAAGATCTGATCAACGTTTTCATTGACAAATACTCTTTTACCATTATATCTAGACATATAACAATAAGTATCTACACAGCCACCAAAACATCCGTAGATAATATTGGGAGCTATGCAGTTAGCACTATTGTTATTTGGTTTAGTTACAAGGGTTTTAGTTCTTTGTACCTTAATCATTATCTTTTACAAACTGCCCGTTAACCATCTTGCCTGTACGCTTTGCAATTACATTGTAAGCACTTTCAAGACACGCTTCTAGGCTAAGATTTTGCATTTTAGCTTGGATAATCAAAGTAACCATAATATCACCAATAGCATCTATAATCTCTGCTCGATCATTATTATTAATAGCTGTACATAGTTCTGTTGTTTCTTCTAATGTTTTCAATGCCTGAGCCATTGGTGTAGCTTTATCAAGAATGCCTTTTTCTTCAGCCCACTTTTCTATATCTGTTTGTACTTTAAAATAAAAATCCATAATTTAATTTTAATTGTTAATTAATAGTTCTAATATTTCAGTTAATGATTCATGTCTATGATTATCTTCTAATACAATCTTATAAACATGCTTTGAGCTTACTATCTTAGATACTTCATGTATAGCAGAGTAGTTTTTATCTTTTAAATCTATTTGTTGGTTATCACCACAAAATATCATCATAGAATCTTTACCTAATCTACTTAAAGCCATTGAAAATTGTGATCTTGTTAAATTTTGAAATTCATCAACAATAACAACAGAATTATCAAATGTTCTACCTCTAAAATGAGATAAAGAAACTAACTCTATCTGCTCATCAGTTTCAAGTTTTTCTAAAAACTCAGGTTTATTATATACTTTACGCATGTTAGACTTTATAGGGACTAACCATGGTTCCATTTTTTCTTTTTCAGAGCCAGGTAAAAATCCATTATCTTCTGTAGCCACAGTGGGCCTAGTAATAATAATTTTATTATACTGCCTCTTAAAGAACTGATCTAATGCAATTTGAACAGCAAGTAATGTCTTACCACTACCTGCGTTTCCATGAATAAAATTAAAAGGATGCTTAAGAATGTTTTCTTTTGCAATCTTTTGCTCATCAGATAGAGTAATATTAAATTTTATAGACCCTTTAGGTGGCCTTTTTGTTTTATTTTCTTTAGTCATTAAAATAATTTTAATTGATTACTCTTAATAGAGAGAATACTATTTATCTCAGATTCAATAGCTTGAAGATAATATAAATTATCTATATTATAGTCTGACCACTTAAGTTTAACTTCCATCTTATTAAAGACAGTTTGTAACCACTTACCTGATTCTAGTTGTATCTCTCTACCATCATTTTTGTTAACTTTTACAATCTTAACTCCAGATTTAGATATAAAATATCTATTTATTTTTTGAAGTTTTTTTTCTATAAAAGATTTATTTTCAACACTTCTTGATATTTGATGCCAATTACCTTTAGATTTAGATCCAATACAGTAATCTAAAATATTCTTATTACTAGCTAGATAATCCTCAGGTAATATGTCATTAACAAAGTAGTTATATATAGCTTTTTTTACTACAAGTTTAGATTTACTTTTGTGAAGTTGCAGGTCATGAAAGTTAAACCTACCTTTTAGCTTTACTGGTGCATAACTAAACTTATCATTCTCAACCTTAAATAGGTAATGAGGCTGACTCTGTTTAATTTCTCTCCATTTGGTAATATCAACAGACTTAAAGTTATTTATACCAATATAATTATTTACATCAGAAAGAATTAACTTTTGATATTGATCATGTTCTAACTCTAGATTAGTAGTTTCTTCCCATTCTTTACAAATTTGCATGTATAAATCTACATGCTCTCTAGGAATTATAGTTTCAACACCATCTGTATTTTGCAATAAAGGTACAGCACCTGGTATTCTTTCCATAATCTGTTCATATAACATCATAAGGCTAAGCTGACCATTAATTGTAATCTTTAAACACAATTCAGGATCATAAAAGAAGCTGTTTTCATCATTGCTAAGACCAAAAGTAGAGTTAAGTATAATCTTATATACATAGTTCATTGGATTGCTCTTAGGTATCTTCTTTCTTTCATTAAAGAACCATTCATACTGATCACAAAAGTCATCAACTGGAAAATGCCCTGGTGAAAACTTATTTCTAATAGCAAGATTAGGATAAAAACTAGTAACGTCAGAAGACAGTATAACCATATCATCTGAGCTTTCATAAACACCTTTACTTGCAGCACCATGCACACCACCTAAACCAAAATCTGTTTTAACACCTTTATAATTTATACTATACTTAAAGTTACCTTTAAGATGTGATCCATCAATTTCTAATGATTTAAACCTGTCTTTTAATACTTTAAATTCTAAAGATGTAAATGATATATATGGCAATATAATATCAGCTATCTTAATGCTGTCTCTACTTGTCCTCATCCGCTTAAGATTCCTTTTAGGTATATTAAGCTTTTTAGTTAAATAATAAGCAAATAACTCTTTACTTATTCTTGGTTCTGAAGCGCTATATAAGTTTATATTGTAAGTGTCTGTTAATTCTTTTCTTAATTTAATTTGTGATTTAGATCTATTAAATATTTCTTTAGTTGATTTAACATCATTCACACAATATTCTAAAATAGTATCTATCTGATCCTGAGTTTTAATCTCTGTTGTGTGACTTATAGGCATATCAATTATATTCTCCCAGTCCATACTATATTGTATCCATTTTAGACTAGAACGTTTAGCAGGATTATCCCAGTGATGAAGTTTGAATATGTCTATTTGACCAATTTCCATCTTCCATTGAGGATAATCACTAAACTCTCTATTATTAGATTTTTGAATACAACGTTGAGCATATATATATATAATCTTAGCGATTTCACAACCACTAAGGCCGGACCAATATTGATAATTATCTATTATATAGTGAGTGACTTGAGCATCAAATGCTAGTCCATTGTAAGATATATGCCACTCTTTATTGTTAATATTAGTTTTTAAAAATTTAATGAAACTATCTAATTCATTATTTAAATCATGAATAACAAAAACTTTTGTTTCTAGTGTTTTATAATGTTCAAATACACCACAAAAAAAGTTTGATAAAGTTTCATAGTCCATTACCCAGTGCTTCATAACATTGTATCTGCTTATTTTAGAATAAAAAAAGCCCCATTAAATCAATGGGGCTATATTGTAAATGAAAATACTAGCTGTATCAATAAAAAACTCAAAAATTATTGACCAGGTACTATTATTTTTGAAACCTTTGTTTCTTTTACATCTACAAAAAACTTTTCATAATCAAACTCTTCAGCATTTACAGCAAAAGTATGTATGAATGATTTGATATCATCTTTATCACTAAGGTAAAACTCAGAAAAAGTATCAACTAATCTTCTTTCCTCTTTATGCGTTTTACCTGTTTGTTTATTAGGAACCTTAAGCCTTTGAGGCTGTCCGGTATCATCTAATTTGGCAACCATGTGATAAGACTGTTTCATTACTTTACTAATTACAGCTAAAATGCTTGATGCTGGATCAAACATAGCTTCTACGTATGGTGAGTCAATGCTCACTGGCATTAATGTAAATGATTTAGCATTTCTAAAACTAGAATTTACTAACATCATATTTTGACCAATTGGTTTACTCATAATATATATTTTTATTTTGTCAAATGTATAGAATTATTATTTAATATTTCTACAATATCACAATTATTATTTAATAATGTTTCTTTTAATATATCAGGCGGTGTACAAACCTCATATATATCTTCTATACATTCTACATCTACATCTAGTAATAATGCATAATTTTCATGTACATCTTCAGGATCTAAGAAACCTTTAATAAAACTTCCTGCTTTTTTCTGGGAAGAGAAAAAATTAAGTATTTTAATCTTATTGTTTAAAGTAAACTTTGAATACTCACCTTTTAAAAACTTTTTTACATCAGACTTATGTTCACTGAAGTCATAAATAAATAATTGTTTATCTTCATTAATATCAATTCTGCTTTCAAAATGAGAATTATTCAATAGATTATTATAAGCAAACTTTTCAAATTCATTAGTCTTTTTGGTCTTATACTCACATAAAAACTTATTGTCTTCAGGTGTGTATACACTATCCCATGCTATATATGTTTGTATAGGAACTTTAATAATACCATTTTTTACATTTAACAGTGGATAAAGAAATACTTTACTTTTTTGAAAATAATTTGTATAAACTTTCATATCATAATTTAACTTTTTTAACTAATAATTCATAAGGTAATGAATAATTCCTCTCTGTGTAGTGATATTCAGCAATTTTTAATACATTATTTAAGCCTTCAGCCCAATTACTCATAGATTCCTGTGATACATCATATACATATACTTGGTTATACTTATCAATAACTATAAATTTAAATATAATAGTATATTCATCTTTATCATCTCCAAGTGAGTCATATACCATTTTAGAATATATAGATGCTTGGAGCCAATAATTATAAAAGTCAACACTTTCACTAAATTTATCTACAGTTTTACCTGATGTTTTAAGATCACATATCACTACTGTTTTTGACTCAGTATCAACTGTATAGTAATCTATATAACCATGTAGTCCAAAAGTAAACTTTTCTAAGTTAGATTTAATATACTTTTCTGCATATGTTGTTACTGGATCTAAATCAAAATCAGTTTCTTCATTTTTAAATAAAGACATAACTTCTTTATTAGATCTTATTACTTCAGCCTTAACTGTACAATCTAACAAAGTATCTTGATTAATTACATCAACAGAAGAATTATGTAAAAACTTCCAATAAGGTTCATTATCTGGCGTTTTAACTTTAGCTATTCTCGCTTCATCTGCTTTAAGAGACTGATATAGATTCATGTCTTTTAATGAATCAAGAATAATAGAGTCTTTTACATCTTCTAACTTTGCTACAGTTGTATACATAGCAATATTCTTTAATACTTTCCTGACATTATCGGTTGGTGATTTACCAGGTACTACGTTAAACTTTTTTGTTAAATTTTCAGGTTCAAATACCAAACAGTGTACAAGTTTACCCTCTATTAAGTGCTTATCAGTTTTAATATCACGATCCTGTAGTATATAATCTTTATAGAATAACCACGGTGAAAATAATAATTTATTAAGAGAAGAATAACTAAACGCAAAATTTTTATTTGCATAAAACTTTTCTTCTTTATCTAAGTTTTTAATCATTTGATATAATTTTATTAGTTAATTCCTTTGTAATAAACAATGAATCTAAATTTATTTTGAAAACATCTGCGTTTTCACCAACTAATTTATTTAATAATGTACTGTATAACTTTTCTTTAGTTTTATTTACTGCATATTCTGTAAGTTTTTTATTTTTATCAAGAAGCATAATATAATCATTAAACGCACGTATAGAACTTTCATTATGATTACCATCATATTCTTTCATTCTGTTTCTAAATGCTTTTACATTTACTGTATTCCAGTTCCTTGTATTTTTTAACCATTCATAGTTCCAGTAATAAATTCCTGATACAACATCATATGATTTATCAATATTACAGTTAGCTAGCATTTCTAAAGCTAAACCTCTGTCATCAATATTTTGACTTTTTGACATAAGCTCTATATTATCATAATCTTTTGTTTCCAAAATAGCTAATCCTTCATCAATAATATTACATATATTAGAGTCTAATATAACCTGAGCAGACGAATTAAGTAAAGCAATGTAGTCTTTTTGATTTTCTTTATTTAAAGTAAAAGACCTACGTAGACATTCATCTTTTTTAATGCTTACCTCATTATAAATTTTATCTCGTATTACCATACTAGCTGTTCTTATGGTTTGATTATAGCCTGAGTATCTATATGAAGGAGTTAATATAAAATTTATCATACAGTCATGAGGTACATCATCAATTAAACTTTTTATTTTATTTAAAGCACAATCACTTAGTAAATTCTCATCTTTAAAATACTTAAATACTTTAAATGCAGAGGAAAAAGGAATGCATGTGTTCCATTCTCCATGACCTATAAGCTTAGATAAAAAATTTAAAGAAGTAATATGAATGTCAGCCTTCTTTGAATTTCTTATAATAGTGCAATTAAACTTTTCTTTTATTAAATCTACTTTTTGTCTAGGTAAACTTAAATTTGGATATCTATATAGTTTTTTATCTTGAAGGGATACTGAATTGCAATTAAAAAGTTTATTAAAACCTAAACTTTTAAAATCATCTTCTTTAAGTTCCCAATTATTAGAAGAGATTAGCCATATTTTTTCTGAGTCTTCATATGATATATCATCAGCAAAAAGTGATAACGCACCATCAGAAAAATTTTCAAGATTTATTTTTACGTTATATATATTTTTCATAATTTTATTTTAAATAATTTTGATATTCTTTTTTTATACATACTTTAAATGTATAAAAGCGTCTATTGTAAATTAATATTTCTTCTCTTGCAATTGGTTCTAAATACTTAAAAGATTCTTTGCATAGTTTATCATTCCTTTCTAACCACAATATCATTTCTTCAGCACTTTTTCTCATAAATAATCTAAACCTAGATTCATTAATCCAATATTTAAGATCTTTATCTAATCTTTTTCCATATAATATATCACCACATTCCCTAGAAAGTTTCCATATTAAATGATGTTTATTATTATAATCTATGGTAGGTATAACTTTAATAGCTAATGCCTTATCATCTTTATTAGAATTTACTTGTTCAATAAGATCTTCTACTAACTGATCATCAAGAGTTATTTTATTTGCAGATCCTTGCAATACTGTTTCAGGATCTATAACACTTATACTTTTTGAATCAATAATATAAGCCAGATTAACGGCCATGCCAGTCAACATATATGTATTATATAAAGAATCATCAATATTTAAACCATAATATGAAAAACCTTCAGTAAGATATTTAGTTATTAGAACTGATAAACCCGAATTATAAATTGCTATTTTTTTAAAGTCTGTATCTGTACTTGTACATTTAACTGTTTCATAGTTCCATAATCTATTCATCATTAAAGTAGAGGGTATATTATCTCCGTTTTCTAATGTTCCTTTAAATATACCTTCATGTCCTATAATTAGATCTGCCTTTTCATAATTATTTGTTACAGTTATGTTATTTTCCTTAAGAGCTGCTTTTAATCTATCTTGAGATATATTACACTTAGGTAAAATAAAAGCTTTCTTTTTATTTATAAACGTAGTCACATCTTCAGTTGGTGCTGTTAATATGCTTTGTATTTTTTCATAAGCTTCAGCATTTTGAGTACATAATACTTTATTTACTTCTACTGAAGTAGAAAGGACACCGTAAATGGTGTCACTTTCTAATCCAAAGTATTTTAAAGCATCAGTATCAAAATCTTGATATACTGATTTATTTGCCATAATTTTATTTCATTGTCATTTTAACAATCTCAGGGATCATCATTAATTTATTAAACTTCTTTTTGTTACCGTTAAAAATTGTACGTACAATTAAATACTTAAGATCATTAGTAAAATAATCTTCAGTACATAATGCTTTAAGCCTATCAGTAATCTTTTGTACTATTTTATTCTCATTAGAGTAAACAATAGCATAATTACCTAATCTTGTAGCCAATGTTGATGCAATATCTGCACGGTAATTGTCATCTTTACCAATACAACTTCTAAGCTCTCCCAGTATGTAAGATTCACTATCATGAGTTAGTAAATCTTTAGGTGTCACTAGTTTATCGAGTTTGTTATTAATAAAAGTTGTAAACATAGAAGCAAAAGCATCACCAACAGAACCTTCTCCAATCATTTGAATTAATGATAAGTTATTTTCAAATGAATCAAAGCTTGAAATTGAATTGAAAAATGTAGTAATAGATCTTGCATTTGTTTCTTGTGTTACAAGCTCTGGATGAAGCAACAAGAAATTAATACATCTAGTATCAATACCAGCACCTTCTGCCCACTGTGCCCACACATTAACATCAAACTTAAGATTTGCAGTTACATATCTAGTTTTCTGTGCACTATCTACACTGTTAACCATATAATCTCCGTTATCTGGGTTCGCTGTTAAAATTATATGCCAATCTTTTGGTAGAGTCCATGAAATATAGGTTTGTCTATCAATTAACTCCATTACAGCTTGAATAAACCTTGTGTCTGCACGGTTCCAATCATCTAATAATAAGATACCACCAGATTTTGCATCAGCAATCCATTCAGGTGCACAATAAGACATTCTATTCTTACCAGTCATCTTAAACCCTTGCTTTAGATACTCTTGTACTGCAAGTTCATCAACCCATTGACCAATTTTTTTTGTAACTGTTTGATTTAAGTTTGCTAAACTATTTCCAGCTGCTCTTTGTGTAGCGGTAACCATGGAAATGTTATCTTGTTGCTTTACAGCTACTTTCTTTTCCTTATACATTTGAAACTGCCTTACTGGAAAACCAACTAAGTCACCTAATTCTTCTATTTGTGCAAGATTTAACTTTACAAATTTCAATTCATTTTCCTTAGCAAGTTCTACTATAGTAGAAGTTTTACCAATACCAGATTCACCTACAACTTCTACAGATACAGGACTTTTACCTGACTTTTGTAAGTATCTGTTGTTTGTTATTATATGATTTATAAATCCTTTTAATTCTGTTGCATTTAAATTTACTTGTGCCATTTTAATTTAATTTTATTAATTTTTATTTATAATTCTGCTGTAAAACTACAAGATCCGTGATCCTTAATACTTTTTAATATTTTCCTACCTAAATGATAATCATTGTACTCAGAAATTTCTTCTGAATTTAGAGGCGATAGACCTGCTTTACTAATATATTGATGAAAATCAAGTGTATCATCATCTAAAGTTTGATGATCATGATCTAAGTTAAATAAATCATAATATGTTATAAGAGCTAGCTTGTGATCTTTAAATGAATCCTCTATGCTATGAAGTTCAGTTTCAAGAACTTCTAAATCACTTATATCAAAGTAATAATTTAAAGTATCTGGCACTCCAACTACTCCAAATCTATCAGCAGCATTACTTCCTTGAGATCCAAAAGCAAACTTCCCATAAATATCACCTTCATAATATCTTCCCATCTTAATTTAATTTTATTACTTGTCCTGGTAAACTATTGTTTATAGTAGAAATACTGCTTAATACCCATAAAGTATTTTTAGGGCAATCATCAGGATTACTTGCTTCACCATCTGTTAAATATACTAGAGCTGTATAAAGCCCTCTCTTTTCATTAAAGTGATCAATTACTGGTTGAAAACTTGTTCCACCACGACCGTGTATTTCCCAATCTCTTTTTGGATTAAATTCTTTTACACTATTCAAGCTGGTATCACACTGTGCAATTGTAATCTTATGACCTGTTTTATGCATGTGAGCTAATTCATTAAAGAATTCTTTTAACTCATCATTGTTTACAGATCCACTTGTGTCAACACCAACTAGTATATGATTCTTAAATTTAATCTTAAGCCCGGGACTACCAGAATAACGTTTGTTATATTTACGTCTTAGTTTCTTAGTATAAACTATACTAGAATTACCTACAAATCTTCTTAGGTAACCTTTCCAGTCAAATTTAGCTGGTTCAATATGCCTTAATCTCTCAATTAAATCAGAAAGTTCACCAGGAATAGAGCCTTGTCTCTTTTCTGTTTGCTCAGCTGATTCTTTTAGTTGATGCTCTATTTGTTTTTGCATCAATTTTTTATCAGCTTCTGGTAAGTTATCAAATTCTTCCCATGTACTATGACAATATTGTGATTCACCATCCATTTGATCCATTAAGTTATCCAAAGACGGTGATGTTCCATCTTCCTGAGCTTGTTCTAAAAGCTCATAATACTTTTTAGTACCTGCTTTAATAGGAAGCTTTAGCTCTGGAAAACTTGATAATAATAAACCACCATCAGGCAATTTACTTTCCAGTATGTACTGGTTGATTTCTAAATCAGCAGCTATATTAAATAACTTGTGATTAGAATATAAGTCTCTTAGTAATAAGTGACCAAATGCAATATGCAATAGCTCATGCTTTATTAATCCAAACCTATGATCCTCACTAAGTTCATTAAAGAACTCTGGGTTTATAGTTAATTGCATACCAATACCTTTTTTACTTACTCCTGCCGTAGAAATACGTTTACTGTATTGTTTATTGATACCAATTAAAAAGAGCCCGTAAAAAGGCTCTGTGAATATTAACTTTTTGGTTGTTCTTGCAACCTGATCTTGTATGTTTACCATACTATGTTAAATTTAATATCATCTAAAAATTTATAATTTATTATGTTAGTAATTGTTGATCTTAACTCTTTAGTAAACTGTTCTGTAAATATTTTAATGATTTCAGAATTATCTGAATAATGATCTTTAATTGTATTATATAGATTATCCCAGCATATATCATTTATTTCTACAGGACTACCAAAACGCTTATTTATATCTAATCTATTTTTATAATGAGAAAATTTATCTATCAAAAATATATCTTGATGTTCATCTAATATTCTTTCTCTTGTATATTCATTAGATGCTTTAATTAACATAAGTATGTATATTGGATCTAA